TTCAAGTCCAGCTATTTCCACAATTTTGCCCATGGGAATACCGGCACGCTTGGTGCCTGAGATGTCTGGTTTGGCGATGATTGAATCCAGCCACCTTGAGCCAGTTGGAATCCACATTTTGACATTATTGGGGCTTGTGGGGTCATTTAGGTTCCATGCGACTGTTTGCCCTGCTTTTTTGTTCAGTAGGGCTCGCATTTTCTCTATTCTGTTTTTGGTCTCTTTCTTCTTGTCTACGACAACTTCTTGCTCTTCTGTGTCGAGCACTTCTTCTTCTTTCTTTTTTGCCACTATTTTGTCCTTTTTTTAAGAAAATAACCCCAGGCTCAAGCAGAAGGCGTCCCTAATGCCGGCTTCCTTAACCTGAAGTGTGTTGTGGCTTTATGAAAAGCGCGGTATGCGCACGCGAGAAACCTCTTCATAAAATCCAAATGCTTTCAAGCTGTATTGTCTCTTTTCACTTGAAAACCTTTCCAGAGCGTACTCAGGAAACTTTACATCCGTTAGTAGGTATACGCGCACGCATAAGAGACCCTACTAAGGAAGAAGTGAAACTTTAATAACTACTATTCATCGCCCAAAAGGTCGTCGAACTCTTTGTCAATAGAAGACTTTTCTTGCTTGCTTTCGGATGCTTCGTATTTGACTGTTTCCTTGCCATCCTCTGCGGATGACTCCTCTGACAGCCATTCATTTAGCATCTGCTCGCACTCTTTGGATGACTTTCTGTCAAATAGTGACATCAAATCTGGCACACTGTCAAGCAGCTCTTTACACTCTTCCTTGGTAATGTCCTCACAAAGCTTGGTGGACTTCCTCTTGGGCTGGAGGGTTGTCTTTGGGAAACTTGCTCCTGGAGGCGTCTCATAGTTCAGGTCAAGGTCAACACCAGTCTCAACATCGGTGATGTCGCCATACTCTGGATTGAGGCAATACTTGATTAGTGTCTCGTAGACCGTCTTGCCGAAACTCCACATAAGGACTTCATTCTCTTCAGCACCTCTTGGAAGAACAGGGGCATAGAACCTCTCTCTTGGAAAGAGTTTCTTTGCCATTTCCTTTGAGTCATCAGTCCCTTCTTGCCAAAGCTTTGAAGCAAAGTCGCAAACAGGGCAGGACTCGTCAAAATTGCGCTTTGGGCAGAGAAAGCCAAAGTTCTTGCCTACATTGTAGTGTAGCGCCAAAGATTTGAATGGGTCTCCATCCTTTGTCGGCACAATGCGGATTGTCTGATCGCCCTTCTCTGGCTTCCAAAACTTGGTCTTCTTCTTTGTCCCGCCAGTTTGAACTGTAGTCAATCTTTCCTTCAACTTCTTTAAATCTAACGCCATAATAATACTCTCCTTTTTTGTCACTACTTAATGATAGTAGCGCACTTTGGACCAAAAGTCAACTCTTTTGGTCAACTATTTTTCTTTCAACATCTCTATCAGGTGTTTGATGTCTTCTCTGTTTTCAAAAATAATGCTCAAGTGATAGCACAACTCCTCGCCGTTATCACCATCGCCTCCAAATCTTAAATCAATAGCACCATCTCCGTATTTATCCGACACCTTGTTCAATCGCTTTGCTAACCACTTTGCAGCAGGATGGTGGGGGATTCCTTGTTCCCATCTTTCTTCTGTTGTTTTTATCACTTTTCTTCCTCTGGTGCTTTTAGGCTATTTTCTTCTCTCTCTTCAACAACAGGGTCTCCAACCATAGTGTCCCAATTAAACACCCTGAAACCTCGCGCTTCCAGGTCAAAAACCAACTCCCTGTTGCCTTCTAACTTTGCTTTCTTGCCTGTCCCTTTTGTGTGCTCCTTTAGGAACACGCCGGACAAATCATGTAGCCTGACAAACGACATCTCTCTTGCTTCGCCATTCTTCTTGAAGAACTTTGCTTTGTAAACCTTCATCTTCCCTCTTCTTTCACTTTTGGATTGTTGATGACTTCTCAAGACAAAACGCATAGTTGTGTTCATAGTTGGTTTGGTAGATTCCGTAAGATACTTTAACCTCGTTCACCCTTTTTTGCTTTATTTGCTCCTTTAGGGTTGAGAAGAACTTGCCATCACTTTCTATGATTTCTTTACTGATGCCATAATAGTAGCATTTCTCTCTCACATTGTCAAGAGGAAAGAATGACTTTTCTTCTCCTGTCTCAACATTTACCGCAGAAATGGAAGCGATTCTTGCGATGTCGTTTGAGCACGAGAAGTTGTCTATAAAAGAATCGCTATACCTGAAGACGTTTATCATGTGGACAGAAGAGGCAATGACTTCGTTTATTTTGGCATAGTATTCTTTCAATGGAAGGTCGCCGACAATCTCTTCTATCTTGTTGTTGTCAACCAGAATCATTTGCTCAAAAACCCCCGACCTCGTGTATTCCTGTAGCACGTTGTAAACGACTCTTTCTTGGAGGGTTCTCATTTCGGAAAGGAGTTCAAGGTCTGGCTTAATGTAGAGTATTGTTATTTGACATTTTTTTAGGTGTTCCAGAATGACCAAGGAAGCGCCAGAAACTATGCCGGAGCCAGAAACAATGAACAGGACTTCGCCTTTCGCTTTTTTAAAAAACGACTTCATCTTTGGAGGGTTTGCCTCATAATGCTCTGGTCGTTCGTGTGCTTTTATCTTGTAAAAGTTAGGCGCTTTTTCTCCCTCTTTGTCTATTTTGTAAACATCATACTGGGGGTATTTTTCAAACTCTTTTGCTATGCTACATCCGGCAGAGCCAAGACCAACAACATTAACTTTGGACATCCATCTCACCCATGTTCAAGCCTGTGCTTGTTTGTATTTTGAAATCTCCAAATCTTGTCTTGGAGAATAGCGCTTTTAGGTCATCTATTAAATAGGTTTCTTCTGCTTTCATGTCTATCACCACATTATCGTGAACCATGTGGGAAATAAAACTCTCCTTCCCTTGTAGACTTTTGTACACTCTTAAAACCTGCCTCAATACCATACTTGCGGTTGTGCTTTGGATTAGGTAGTTGAATGCGTGCCATCTATCACTTGGTATTTGTTTCTTGTAAATGGTGTTGACGTATTGCCCATCCCAGTATTTGCTAACCAAACTATTCTTGTCGTAAACTTGTTCCAGTGATTCGTTTGTGGCATAAGGGTTGTAAAACCAAGCAAAAAATGAGTCTTTTGCCTCTTGTCTTGTGTCGCCCATGTTTGGGATGTTGTCCAAGTTCCACTGATGGATGTCATTACCGGGTTGTTTTAACCCTAGAAGGCTCAAAAACACCCGTATTTCTGCCGCGTTGTAATCCATCTCTAGGAAGTAGTCGTTTGTAGGTTCTATGACTCTTCTGTGGGCTTTATCGAGATTGAAGATTGGGAAACTTCCAGGCAGAGTTGTCAATCTTCCGGTCTTTCCGCCGAAGATGTTGTAGAGGATGTAGGGCTTGTGGTTGGAACTCAGAAAACTTCTCACTCTTGGCTCGTGGGCAATCTCAAGCAGGTTGCCTTTGTTTATGTTCAGTTTTTGGTGTTTTATGTCAAGCAGGAGTTTCTGTAGTTCGGCTAAGAACTCGTAATCGTTTGGCTTTGGATAGTTTTCTAATACGTGGGTGGTTATTTTGTTTTTCACCTCGCAAAAGTTTAGCAAAAACGATTCCGGCACCAAGTCAAAGAAGCAGTTTTCCTTGAGGCAAACCTTTGCGGTAGTGAATGCTTTGTAGTAGGCTTTCAACTGTTGCGTAAAAAGCAACAGTTGCTCTTTGAGGTTTTCTGGGCAAACTTCGCTTAGTTTTTTGCCATCAGCATAGAGTTGTGCGTATTGAATGTTGCTGTAGTCTTTCAGAAACTGGCTATACTTCCAGGTTTTTGACAAGCCAGGCGGCAGGTCGTCAAAGACGAGTTCACCATTTTCCAGGTATACGCCGACACAACTTTGTTTGTCATCTAAAATCTGAAATAGCATCAAAAACCTTACGCGCGGGTTCTTCTATTAATGTAGCGTAAAGCAGCGCCTTTGTCAAGGGAAGAAAACAACTCTAATGCCTTTTCTATCTCTTTTTTCATGGCAACTTCGCTCCATTTAAGGTCAGATTCCATTGCCCTTAGTTGATAGAAGGTCTTGAGCCAGAAAAGTTCGCCGAAGTTGTCGTTGAACATGTCCTCTGTTATTTTGTGCCTCTTCTTCCCTCGGAAAAGGCTTGTTGTTCCAGAGGGTGAAACACTTGTTTGGCTTGAGTAGGGGTAGGACTCAACAAACGAGTTGTAGAAATACATGAAATACTTTTTTAAAATCTCAGTATCTTGCTGGTATGTCTTGTAAAAGTAAAAATCATAGAAGTCTTCTGCGCTTTCTTCAATGCCATACTTTTTGGCGTATTTCAGCATTGTTTTTGCCCCTGGATTAGCGACCAAACGCCATGGGGCATTCTTGTCAAGCAAAAACCCGTGTTGTCTTGCTAAATAGCGGAAATACTTGAAACTTGGGTCTTCTATGTATTCTGTTCTTTTTCTTTCATCTTCGTTGTGGTCATGCTGAGCAAACTCCAGAATCATTCCACTGACAAGAGGGCTACAAAGGTTTGAGCCAATAAATCCGGTTCTTGTAATGACCAACCCTGGCATAAGATTTGTGGCAAAGTTCATAAAATGATTGAAAAAATCACCAAAAGAAAAGATACTGTTGACCTTTTTACCTCCAACCAAATAGTCTAAAATGAAAAAGTTGTAGACTTCCTCTAAGTGTGCGTGATACTTTCTTGAGGCGCTTATCCATGCCTTTTTTAGTTCAAGAGAAGAAAAAACACTTTCTTCTTTTATCTTTCCTCTGACAACGGCATTTTTGTGAGCCTCAAGAAAATCGTGGTAAGCATCCGCTACAAAATCAATAGCAAAATAGGTTTTATTGTTCTCGGTTCTTAGTTGCTTTAGGTTAGATTCGGATAGAAGAATGACATTGCCTTCACCATCTTTCTTTCCGTGGTTTGGGGATTCATACCAAAAGTCTATTGCTTTGGGGTCACCAAGTTCTTGCTTTAGGGCGTGCTCTTTAAAAAACTTACGAGTTTCAAAAGCAACAAGTGAACCTTGACCTTTAGAGGCATAGAGCGTATCGTCGTCAAAAACTACTATTTTGTCTTGGTGTCTAGCCATTACTTTTTATCCACCTTTTTTTGTAGATTTTGAAACTTTCTCAAAACAGCAGCAGACTTTTTAGAAACCGGAGATTGTTTGACTTTATAGTTTGCGTGAATCCATTGACAATCTATTTCTGTTTCATGGGTGTCAGCATCTGTGGTGTAATCTACTTCTTTAACTTGGAAATACCCTCCAAGACCCAACTGAAAAGCGATGTTGTTTTCTTTGAGCGGGGAGCCAAGTTCATTGGACATGGCTTGTGTATCTATGTAAACATACTGACCTGGTTTAAACAGATTGTTGCCTATCATGCTGATAGATGCGTTGTATCTATCTCTTAATCTTTTGTTGTCGGCAGAATCTGACGTTGCTCTTTCCTCTGCTACGTAGGGTTGGTCTTGTTTTTTAAACTTTATGGTCTTGACCAAGCCTCTGTCGGCGCCTACGGTTAGATGATAGATTCCTCTGCTTTCATCTTCGGTGCGATTGCCCTTCAGATTCCTCATGGGATAGTTTGAAACATAGATGTAGAGAAAGTTTGCCAACTCTGATGTTTTTTTATGACTGGCAGATTCATCTTTGATGTTCTTGGTAATCCAACTATCTTCTAGTGTTTGCGGGGTTATTCTTGTTCCAAGGGACGTTTTTATGTCGCCCGTAGAAACCCCTGGCAATGTCAAGGTTGTCATGGAAACTCTGGATGAAAACCTTGAACCTTCCACAAAACATTGTTCGCCAAGCGCTGGCGTCACTAGTTTGTTAATCGCATCTTTTATGAATGATTTTAGATAGTATTTTGTTCTTTGTTGTTTGACGACTGTTTCCATGTACCATGTGATGAACAAATCCAAAGAAATAGGGATGTCTGCCAGGTTGACATAGTAAGGGTCTTTTTGGTCGGGGTTCCTTGGGTCAAAAAGTGCTATAGAACCAAGAAGGACATTCATGTTGTGGGTGTCGTCTCTTCCTTGTGTCAGTGCGTCCAATACCACGTCCATTAAATCGCCAAAGAAGAAAAAGTTGACCCTCAGTTTTCCGCCAGAAACCTTATAGGCTTTGTTCTCCAGAGCATTTTCCGCTATACCCTCGTTGACCTCTTCCGTGTTGGCAGAGGTTGTTTTCGCGAACAAAAAACCCCTTTCAGTATTGGCAAGTTCTCCTATGTTCTCTTTGGCGCCCTTGAATGATTTTAATGATGATGGCTCGCGAATGCGACCAACAAACATTTCGCTGTTTTTCTTATAACTTTCGGCAACTATTTGTGATTTTTTTAACCCCTGTCTATTTTGAAGCAACCTTCTGTTTCTTTGCGCTAGCGCCTTCCTCAATAAGGCAATCTCAGAAGAAGTAAACTGCTCTTCATAATCCTCTAAGAAGTTCTCCTGTTTTTCAGTAAGACCGTTAATGACCGATTGTTTGACATCAATGTAATAGATTCGCGCGCGGGTCATTAAACCATCTATGATTCTTGACCAGATTTTTTGCTTGTCCAACTCTTCAAGTTCTATTGCTCGCTTTTTGTTTCTGTTTATTTCTCTGTCTTCTACGGTTTCCCCTTCTACTGAATCGCCTAAAAAGCCGCCGTGTTCTACCTTGCTTTTGTCGTCATCTTCAAGAGTTTTTGGTCGAGATTGACCGTCAGCTGATGGCTGTTTTCTACTTGTTCTAACTTCATCGTTCTTCTTGCGCAGACGTTCTGCTTCTTCCCTATCCCTCGTCGCCCAGAAGATGTTTGACATTTGACTGTCTAATGCCGCCTCCATGGCTCCCTGATAAACGACAGTCAATGTTGCGCTGCCGTCTTCTCCGAAGTTGAGTTCGTGGGATTTTAGAGCCATGAAGAGAACGGTCTTTGACCTTTCTATGGCTTTGCGCAAAGAAGGCGTAATAAGAACTTCGCCAGGGTCTGATGGGACAGACCAGCCAGCAACGATTTTAATGCGAAAATGCTTGTTGTTCCAAACTCTGTGCTCTGGGTCTCCGGAGTTCTTTTTCCACCTGCCCTCTGGCATGATTAGGTCTTTGAATGAAGCCTGAAAACTTGGGTCTGCTGGTTCTCGCAGTAGGGCAGAGATGTTTTGGAAGTAAATCTCTAGCTGTGCTTCTGCTGTTCCGCCTTCTGCTGGGTTGCGTCCGGCAAATTTGTAAGTGAAACTTTTGAGCCCAACATCTTCCCCTCTGCCCCTTCTGTTGGTTAGGATGTTTTCAATGGAGTCTTTTGTTGTGTAGCCATCAAAAATCAGCTCTTTGTCTTCACCTTTGCTCTGCTGTGTACTATAATCAACTCTGTAGATTTTTATGTAAGGAACGAGAAGATTAGATTGTGCTGGCGTGATTTCCATCAAGTCTTTGACATCCGGTTTAGATGCGAGTTTGTGGATTATCTCTCCGGGCGAACCAAGCATTGAAACGAAGTTGCGGTAACCTTTGAATGGACCGCTCTTTGTTCTTGCTGCTTCTAAATCGGCTTGGTTGCGGTATGACAGAAGTTTCCAGTTGTCAGCCAGAAAGCACTGTTGATTGAAGCGGTTTCTGTCGGCAACTTGCCTTTCTCTTGCGTCCGAGCCCATCTTTTACACGTCCAAGTATTGTAAGATTCTGTCCAGGGGGAGGGGAATGAAGATTGTTTCCCCTATCTCTGCGTGGCTTTCCGTTGGCTTCTGGTTATACCAAGCAATAATCCACCACTTTTCAGAATCACCATAGTATTTGTGGGCTAGTTTGTAGAACCGGTCGCCAACTGTCCAGATGTGCCCTATTGTCTGTAGGGTGTCTATTTCATCCTCGGTTGGGTATCGCAAGGTTGGGGAAGAGAACTGCCTTGTGTATCTTATGCCGCGTTTGCGGAAGACTTCCTTGTAAAGGTCCTTATCGTTTGTTAGGATGTCGCGACTGTTGTATCTTGACATTACCTTTTCCTCTGCTTGGTTATTGAGTTCCGTTTGGAAGATTTCTGTATGTCAGTCCCTCCTCCGCTGTTTTCCGTCACTCTTATTGGTGAGATGTCAATCTCTCTGATTGGCGAGCCATAGGGGAAGTTGGGATTGCGGAACTCTCCCGACTCTGACCATCCTAGCGGGTGAGTGTGCATCACTGTGAAGTTACAGGATAGTTTTATGGTTTTGGGGTATAACTTGCCTGCGTTCAAGCCAGTAGGAGAGTCAAACATCCCCCATTCCAATTCTGGGCTAAAGGAAAATCCGTCAACCGAACCAACCAAACCGGATGACCTTGCTTGACCTGCTGTCCCTTTCCCTGGTGGTTGGCTTTTGGGGGTAGATGTCGGTATAGATTGTGGTCCTGTGTCTGGTCTTGAATCTTCTGTGAATACGTTTTCGCCGTAATAGTGCGATTGTTGCTGTGTCGGCGATTCTGTTGCTGGTGGCGTAATCCCGTAATCTTTGATTAGGTTTACGAAACTCAACTTAAAAAGAGGTGCAGAAGAAATGGTGGAAGTTCTTGAGTCTTTTGAAGAAGCGTATGTAGGATAAAGCATGGAGAAAAGCAGGGTTGCTCTTTGTAGATTTTCTACTGCTTCTTCTTCGCTTGCTGCTACCACATCCCAGCCCAATGAGATTACCCTCTTGGTTCCCTTGAATGTTGAAATAGGGTCCATTCTCCCGTAGACCGGTTCGTGATTCCATTGTGATTCGTATTTATCTTCGTATTGCGTTAGCATTGCCTTGAACTGAACAATCTTGGATGTTGGAATGTGGTAGAACTCAAGGATGAATCCTTTTTTGACGTATTCCCATTCCGCATCCGAATAAGTGCTTGGCTTAACTTTTGATTGGAATCTTGCCATTCTTACAACTTCCTTGGATTAGCCTGCTCGTTTAACACGTCCAAAACAACCTTCTTGATTTGTCTTTCACCTATTTGTAGTATTATGGTTCTTTGTCCTGAGCCACCTGCGGCTGCTGCTGCTGGTGCCTCTGTAGCGCCCTGTATCAAGTTAAGTAGTGGGTCAAAGATGAAGTTTCGAGATTCCTCTTTGGAACGCATGTATCGTTCAGATTGGTCGACCAGTTTTTCCACGCTTTCAACGTGGGTTGGAGTTAGTTGGACGGTTGCTTCAATGGCTTCCTTGATGCCTGAACCGTCTACCACTTGAGAAGCATTTGCCAGCTTATCCATGGATACGCCAAAACTGATGGCATTTTCTGCGGGCATCATTGCCATAGACGCTGCGACATCTGCGATGCCAACCGCTAAATCTTTGATAGAACCTGCTACTCTTGAAACCTGCCCTATTGTTCCTATTAGATTAGAAATGGAGTCAATAACAAGCTTTACCCCATAAGCCATCATGAGGAATGCTGCTCCCACCGACATTAGTGCGGCGCCCATCGCGAGGATTGGCAACGCGGCAACGGTTGAAGTTGCTGCGAAGGCTGTAAGAGCGGGGATTAAAAACGCAATACCTGCTGCGATACCGACTAAAATGACCGATAGGAAAGCCATTTCTTGTATTCCCATTCCCTTGATGGATTCTGCCATTTGCGCTATACCTGTTGCTGCTAGGAAAACTCCTCCGGCTATCATGAGGATTGCTGCCCCAAGAGCAAGCATAGGGGCTATTGATTTTGTTGCGCTGGTTCCTGCTTTTTCTGTTCCTTTTGCTTGCTCTTGTTGTGCTTCCGCGTTCGCAAGTGTTGAAGCGGTATTGAAGTTGAGGAGTGTCGTTATTCTCCCAAGGGAAAACCCCCAGCTCTTGTAGAGAACGAGCACACCAAGCAAAACAGGGGCAAAAGCATCCCCCATGAGGTCTTTTAGAGCAAGGAAGCCATCCGCTAGCCATCTAATGCCGTCCACTACAGGGTCCAAGGCTATCGCGAAAGCATTCATCGCTGCTGTCAGTTTTTCTTGGACGCTTTGTGCCTGCTGAGCCATTTTAGCCATTTCTTCTTTGCTTAGTGCATCTGCTCTTGCTGCGGCTGATGTTTCTTCAAGCGTTCCCGACATGATTTTTGACAGTTCGTTAACATCGCTTAAGCCTGCGGCATCTGCTATTGCCTTACGCTGGTAGTAGCTCATTTGGTCAAAGCTCTGCCCGGCATCGTCTAGAGCACTTCTTAGGAGCTTGATTCTTTCCGCTGGGTCGGTTGTCTGTATCATTTCCATGCTGTCAAGAAAACCACCGCCGAGGATTGCGTTGAGTTTACCGACACTTTCTGCTGCTGAGTCAAATGTGTCGAACTTTAGGGAGATATCAAGAAGCCTGTTCACTTCTAAGCCGGTTGCTTTTGCTTGTGTTGCCAAGTCCTTGAAGGCTTGGACACCTTGTTTGCCGAAAGCTGCTAGTTGTGGCGCGGCTTGAGCAAACCCTTTCGCAAGTTTGGCAGGGGATTCACCAAGGGCAGTTGCTGTGGCTGCTATTTCCCTTTGGGCAACCATTGCTTCGTCAACATTCATACCCATGGATTTGGTGAGGGTCTGCATTATGTTGCTGGAATCTTCGGCTGAAACACCAAACTCGTTCATAGTTGCGGTTAGTGTGGTGAGTTCATTTTGCTGTTCTTTGGTCAAACTTGTAAAATCGGTGAAGTTTTCCCTAAGACTTTCAAAGGCTTGCGAGGCATCTTTTGTGTCTATTCCAAGAGAAAGATTTTCTCTTCCCAGGTCCCTCAGCTGCTCGTTGTATTGCCCGGCTGCCCCTGTGGAGCGGTTAAAATCAGAAACGATTCTATCCTGCTCTTTTGCCAGGTTTATGGTAGAATCTGTTATTGTTGTATAGGCTGAGCCGAGAAGATTGGCAGAGCTGAATGAACTTTTAAGACCTTGACCAACCTCTTTTAGGGCGGCGGAAAACCCTCCTGTTTCTTTTGAGGCTAGCGCAATCTTGCCAGCAAGAGTGCCCTTCCATTGCTGGTTTATTTTGAAAACGCTACTTACGATTGATTCAGTTGTGCCGGCTGTTTCGGTTAGGGCATTATAACTTTCAGCTCTAAGTTGAACTTCTTCATGTAGTGCTTCTACTTTCTTCTTTTGCGTTTCTAGTTCTCTGATTTGTTGGGCGAGTATTTCTCCATTAGTCTTGTGTTCTTCGCGTGTTAACTCGCCTGTTCTAAGAAGTTCGTCATTTTTAGCAATCTCTGTCCGGAGACTATCTTCTAGGACAATCAAGTCTTTTACTCTGACTTCTGCGTTTAACCTCTCTATCTCGACGGTGGCTTCTATGATGTCTTTTTGGTCTGTTAGGGTTTTTAGTCTCTCTGCCTCAAATCTAATCTTGTCTCTGAGGTTGGCTAAATCCTCCGCAGTGCGCTCTGTGATGGTCTTTTGATTTTTCGCGTATTGTTCCAGCAGTTCATTGATTTCTGCTTGGCTTTTTCGCGATGATTCCAGTGAGTCTGCTATACTTTTAGCATCTTTTGGGTCTATAGCCATCTAGAGGGGTATCCTATTACTTAACAGGCCATTTTATGCCAGTGGTTCTTTCAAAGTCTCTGATTGCTCTTTCTAAACTATAACGATTTCTGTAAGTTCTTGGATTGTCTAGACCGTGTTTAATGTAAGAATCCATGTATTTCCGCTCTTTCGACATTGCTTGAGCAAAAGAGTCAATCTCTTTCCTCGTTCCCCTTATTTTAAAAAGGGGACCAAAAGGGGAAGAGTCGCCTGGAAACATCTGGGAAAGCATTAGTTTGATTTGTGAGCCGAAAGCAGCAAGTTGGCTTTCATCTAGCTCGCCTCGCTTAGCCATGTGTAGGTCTATGACATTATTTTCAATGATTTCTTCATCAAGTTTTTGTTCGCTCATTGATAAGAATCTCCAAAAAGATAAGGTTATCCTCTCTTAAATAGTTTCTAAATGGAGAATAGGCAGGTTGTTATTTCTTGCGTTTTTGGGATGCTTTGCGGGCAGCTTCTTCTTCTTTTTCCATTTGCTTTTGAAGCCTTTCCACAAACCAAGTTCTTATTTTGATGGGAAGGTTATACGACTCCGAAAAACTCCATCCTCCATAATACTTCATGAAGAAGAAGATTTCGTAAACACTCTTAATGTATTGGTCACTTAGGCCAAAAGAAGTCTGCGGTAAAAGGAACATCAATCTCTTGTTCGCTTCCGCAGACTTCGCAAGTCACCTCCTCTTTTAGGTCAATGTTGGGAACAATCTCTTTGTAGGTTGTTCTCAAGTGTTGGGAATCTACTGCTGGCATGTGCTCAATCAGCTTGCTGATTATTGAAGGGTCTCTGTGTCCCTCTACCGAAACGATAAACTGACGGAATTGGTCTGTTAGGTTTGTTTCTGGTAGTTTATGTTTTCTTCTCTTTTCTTGCGTAAATGCTAGGGCTTTTTCATCTTGCCCGATTAGCATTCTAACTTCCACTCTTATCTTCATCTTCGGTAATGTGATGAAGAACGTTCCATTTTCTGTTGCCGAGCATCCTTCTGGCAAACTACCGCTGTTGATTGTTGGCGACTCTAGGTTGAAAGAGTGCTCAAAGGTTGCGTCGCAAGACGAGCATTTGATGTTGGTTACGTAATCTGCTCCATAGCCGGTCACTCTTGAGCCAACAACTAGAGCGTTTTTATCGCCGATGAGAAGGTCATCTACTTTGATTCTCTTGTCTACGATTATGTTCTGTAGGAACCTGTCAATAGCAACGCCTTTGCGCAATAGAGCCTTGGATGTTAGGATGTCTTCATCTTTGGCTGTCATGTAGCGGATTTCTATGTGCTCTTGGTTGTGTAGTGGATGACCTTCGGGGTAAAATCTGCCCTTGGAAGGTAGTTCCACAAACTCTGTCGGGGTTGTAAAGTTAAAATCAAATGACGGGGAATCGCCCGCTTCTAGGGGCATTGTTGAATCCGGCATAGGGGTTTTTGCCCCTAGCCGGTCTTCATTGTTTCTTTGAGACACTAATCACCTCGTTGTGTTATTGTTCGGAAAGACTACTCGTTGGCTGGTCGGACGCCGCCGATTTCACCAGGGATTTCCAAGACGGCAAAGTCATAACTTAAAGTCAGCTCAATGTTGGTTAACTCTTCTGATTCGTAATTTAGGTCACCAAAGTTGACACTTTTAATCCAAGCATTTACAAGTCGCCATTGTTCCACAATCTCCCCTGCTTCTGGACCAAGTTGCTGAATGGTAATCCTACCGAGCGCAGCAACTGCCCTTGCTTTTGACATTGTGGTTGTGTCTTGCGGGTCACCTGGAAGATTGTAGCCACTATTCCTAAAGATGTTGACCATAGTCTGCGCAGCGTCTGGCTCAACTGGGTCTACCAAGGTAACGTTGACATCTTGCCATGTCACAACTCCGGGATACTTGAAGGTATGATTAAGGTATTTGTGTTGCGCTTCACCTGCTTCAAAGTTCGGCTTGTTCACTTGTTTGATAATCCATTGCGGAACGCCACCCATAAGCATAACCCACCGAAACATCCTCTTTGGCTCTAGGGCAGGATCACTCCAAAATCTTGAACCCATTTATCTTTCCTCCTGAAAAGGCTTACTATTCTTCTATAAATAGTGCGAAAATACTTTTATTAGTCCTCGAAGCTGGCTCCCGCAGAAGTTATGACAAAATCCAAAGCAATAAACTCGATTGACCTTGCTGGCTTCAAGAAAATCTTAGCGTAAAGAATGTTCCTGTCGATTAGCTCGTCTGTGGTTGTCTCTTCGTCTAGCTTGACCTTGTATTCTGTCAACCCTAGTCTTGTCTTTACCGACTCTAGGAAAGGCTCTACCTTACCCAAGAATCTGTTCCAAGTAGACTTGACGTTCTGGTCAAACAAGATGGTTGCTGCGAACCTTGAAACTTCCTTCTTTAGGAAGATTAGAAGTCGACGAACGTTAATCCGGTCAAGAGCAGAAGGGGTTACCTGTAGTGTCTTCTGTCCAAAAACCACAATGCCTTCTGAAGGGAAAGTAGCGATTGGGTTGATGTTCGCCTCGTATAGTTTGTCTCTTTGTTTTGAGGTTAGGCGCTCGCGAACACCAACAACTGGGATTCCTGCGCTTCCTTCTGTCAACCCACCTCGGTTAAACCCTGCTGGTGCGAACCAAAGCTCACTTGACCTTTCGCTGAAAGCCATTGTCCCTAGTCCGACGATTGAAGGCGGAGCCCAAAGGGTTGCCCCGTTGATACTATCTCGGATTTGAACCCAAGGATAGTAACAGCAGCCGTAGCTTGTGTTCAATCCTCTTTGCCTCAGGTTGTCGATGGCTGTGTCGACATCACCCCTGTTTGCTGCGGCATCGTCGCCGAGGTTGTTTTCGGTGCTTGGGACAAATCCACCCTTTAGGTCAATGATGCCCAGGGCATCTGCTCTGTCCTCGCAAACCTTCAAGAGGTGGTCTGTTAGTGGCTCGTTGGTCAATCCAGGAGCAACCATTAGGTTACACTCAACAACCTCTGGGTCGGACACTGAATCGATGGCTCTCTTGATGGAGTTCCAGGCATAGTTGGTAAGCTCGGTTCCGCCTTCAAGATCGGTGTTGTTGAATGGCTCTTTCTCTGTGATGTCAAGACCATCAAAACCGCCGAACATTGGAGCTGTAAACCTGTCATAACCGGCATCAAGAACGGCTCTGTAGTTGTTCTCGCTTAGGGCAGTGATTGAAGTTCCTGCTGCTCTTGAACCTGATTGATGGAAGGCGTTTACCCCTGAAGTTACGACGTCATCTAGGGTGAAGACCCAAGAGTATTCAGTCAAATCGGAAGGAGCGAAGGAGTCGTATCCGGCTGGAAGTGACCTAACCATGTCGCTGTATCCAGGGTCAAAGCGAACACTCGTTGAGTTGATTGAGTTGTCCATTCCAAAGTAGGCTTCTTTTGGATTAGCCAAGTTCCCTTCAGAGCTTGAAAGCCTTGTGCGAATCTCTGGGAAGAGGAAGCTTGCTGTTAGGGTGCCTGTTCCTGTGTTGACGAACTGACCGCCAGTGGCTGCACTACGGACGATTGAACTTCCGCCTTGAGCGAAGGCACCTGCGAAGACATTGCCAGAACCTGAGACGGTTGCTCCATAGGTGTGAACTGCGCCAGAGCCATCAAAGATGGTGAAACCTTTGTGTTTGACTGGACCATACACACCGAATGGTAGGGATTCTGGGTTGATTCCACCGGCATCTACGTCTTGGTTCATGACTACGCGAACGAACTTGGATTGATTTGGGTAGTTGCCGAATTCGCGGTATAGCCTTTCGCTGTCGTCCCACTCAACATAGCGGTCACCAATCTTCTTCGCGATGTAGTTTGGTGAAAATGGGTTTAGATTACAACTTGAAAATCTTTCTACGATTGAAACAGCGTTGTCGCTGTCTTCTGACTTTCTGATTACGACCGTAAAGACACCGTAGGGGTCGCTTGGGTTTGTAGATGCCTTGATGTCTTGGATGGACACCTTTAGGTTTGACTGAACCCATTCGTCGGCATCCAGTCCGACAAACTTGAACAGTTTTGTCATTGCTGTTGGGTCGAAACTGTTTGACCCTGATACGCCTTGCGTATCTTGCTTGAAAAACCATCCAGTTTGAGGTGGTTTGAATCCCATTCTGTAATCTGAACCACCTTGAGCTGCTTCTGTTCCAGCTAGACCGAGGATTACGCCGTATTGCTGGCTGCTTGTTGCGTAAGTGTCAAGGTGACGTTCAAATGTTTGTCCAAGCCAGTAAGACGCTGTGTTTTCTCCAAGGGAAACATCAGTGTTTGTTAGGATTGGGTTTGTATTGAAAACCTTCCGGATGTATTTCTTGGAGTTGCTGTTGAAGTTAAATGTGGTAGTCTCTGTGATTGCTCCAGAGCTGTCCCTTATTTCGGCTTTGAACTCTTTGTATTGCCCGACAGATTCAACGAATACTGCGGTTCCTGAAATGGTGGTTGCTGAGCCTCGAAGAGTTCCTGTTAGTGCGATGGAGCCTTGATTTAAATACCAGATGGCTGCTAGTGCGCCGGTTGCTGGTTGGTCCCTGTCCATGATGAACAAGCCGTAAGCACCACCGTCAGCGTCTGTTGTTCCTAGAGCAGTAGCTGCTCCTGTGTTGTCTTTTGTTTCCCATCCTGCCTCACCGGCAGATGTCTTGTCTTCGTGTTCTGCACCAAGAAGGCGAACAACGTTGATAGGAGCAGAGTTTCGCAGCCAAGCCTGTGCGGCATAAGCAGCATAGGTTGGCGCTGTTAGGTTCCCTTCTCTCCAGATGTCGCCACCCTGACCACCGGCAATGGGGTCTCCGAATACTTCGACAAAATCTGAGAAAGATTCGACTCGGACTGGGCGAAGTGCTGGTCCTCGGCGAGTCCGTCCAATGACAACTGGTCCAATCGCTGTAGTCGTTCTTGGATTCTGGGAATTGTCGATTTCTCTTACAGCCACGCTCGGCGAAATAAACTTAAACTTTCTTACACTCATTTTGTTTTCCTCACAAGTAAAGGCTTGTCTCATTAAATAAATCAACACTATTTCTCTAATAAATAGTGGTAGACTATCGCAAACACCCGTCAACAACAAAAGTTAGTGTTTTTTATTTGACAATCTTTTGAAGGCGTCTGATGATTGCTTCAATAAGTTGGTCGGTGTTTTTAGAGGGCTTTGCTAAAAGAGTGGATTCAAACATCTCTAGTTGGTCACCTGGTTGTGGTTCTTTCTGTGGCTCTTCTGGTTTGTCTATGTAGCCCTTGCTCATCAAAAACTCTTCGGTTGCTTGCTTGGCTTTGGCAATGCCATCTTCCATTTCTAGCATTTCGTTCGACATGGCTTGCATGTTGTCGAGTGAATAGCCGTACTCCTCGCTAAACCGCATAAATACAGACAACTCTAATCCTCTTGCGGTTGTTTGGACTTCTATGTCGGATTCATCGAGATAAACACGATTCTTGTCTAAAGCATCTCTAATGAAGTTTTCAATCTCTTCTTCATCTTCAGGTTCTTCATTGATGTCTATACTGAAGCCCCCATACCCATCATAGTAAAAATCGTTGCTGTCATCCAGCTGTTCCATGGTCATGCTGGTGAATCTTGATTTTGAGTTGTGTTCATCGACTATCTCTTGGTATTCTTCTTCTCCAGGACCAAATTCGCTTGTGTCAACCGGGTTTTTGTCGAGATGCTCGAACATTAGGTTTTCTAGTGTTTCCAGAACTTCATCGGCGTGGCTTTCGAGCGTGCCTTTTTCTTCCATCTGTTGGAATTCGGGCTTGCCACTTCGAATAAGATTCCTCATTACGTGATACGAAACATCGCTATCAGAGATTGAATCATCAGGGGCATTAAAATAATCAACAAGCAAATCCGAATCGTCAAAAACAAATGCTATTTTCTTACCATCATCGTCTGCACCTAAATGGTTGTTTCTTAGAAAATAAAAAGCATGACCTTCTTTTGAGTATCGTTCAAAGTAGTTTTCACT